CTTTTAGTTCATCTGGCATCACCCACTCGGTCTGTGGCGTAAACAGAGGTATCTGCGTGCTTCTCACTTATAATCCCTTTCAATTATCATCTCGATAAAATGTATGGCCTTGAGTAGGTCCTGCTTCTTACCTTTATCTTGATGCCTTATTATATATTTTATAGCACATCCTTCAGGATATAAAAGTTTATTCTCAACCACAAACTTACTGGGCTGTATGACATACTTTTGATAGTGACTTCCGCCGTGCTGTTTGTCCCAAACTTTACTCATTTTTTTTCTCCTTTTTTTGATGAAACACTTCATACCAAGTATCACATTTATCACATTGATACATACTCACGATGTTATGTTCTGACTCTGGATAAGTATCTTCGGTATCGTAATCATTGTTCCATCTTACCTCTGCATCACAGTAAAAACATTTCATAATATATAAGCCTTATCAAAGTCTCTTGGATCTAAAACATGTAGCTCTCGTTTTGCTCTTGTCGCTCCAGTATAAAACAATCTATGCAATTCATCTGGATCATGACTAAATGTTTCTAATGCAGCATTGGTTATGTCCTGCATTAGTAAGACTTTGTCAGCTTCTCCTCCTTTCGCTCCGTGTATTGTTGACATTATTATTCTAGGATTTTTATTTATCTCTTCTCCATTTGCTCTCATATTACGAATGTAGTTCTCTGTGATAGGATCAAGTCCCTCAAAAGATTCATACCAAACCTTTTGTGTAATTAATCCATGATGTTCTACACACTCCTTTATCGTATATTTATCATCAGAATGCAACGTTTTACCTTTTCTAAAACCCTCTAAAACATTTGATCCTAAATACTCGTAAATATTTTTTATCTCTAAATGATTAAGCATACCCTCTTTTCGCCATGACTCCCAATTGTTAAGAGCTAAAAGTAGTTTAAGTGGTATTGAGTTACGGCCTTTGTATTGATAGTACCAACCTCTTAATTCACAAACCTCTTTAACAGAATCTAAAAAATGATTTGCTGAAGATAAAACCAACCAGTTGCCTTCTGACATATCTACCTGTGTTATATCTGAGTACCTACGCAATATACCTTGCTCTGTTCTTGGATTATAATTTTTATCAAATCTATTCTGTATCTGTCCTATTATTTTTTGTGACAGTTCATGTATTGGTCCTCCAGGTATACGATAAGATTGATCTAGAGTTTTTATATCATCTACTTCCTCTTTTAATGCAATGAAGTGATCAACATCTGCACCTGCCCATTTAAATATAGCCTGGTCGTCATCACCTGCTATGTAAGTTTTCTCTGCTTTGTTCCAGATCTTTCTTACCATCTCCCACTGTAACAGAGATAGGTCCTGTGCCTCATCTATAAACAATACCTTAAATTTATTAATGGTTTCTTTTTTTAAAAAATCTTCTAACAAATCATTAAAATCTTTTAATCCTTTTTCTTTTTTAAACCTCTTTAATTCTTCTGATAAAAGATATAAAGTATTGCGCTCGATATCTAAAATGTTTTGACGAGAATCATAGTATTCTAAAAGATCCATACGCTTAACTATAGCTGTGTTTATTATTGTAAGATACTCATTGTCAGAATTAAA